GGCCGGGGATGGGGAGCCGTCCCCGGCATTGCCGGAAGCAACGCGACGCAACACGAGCACGTAAAAGGGGCCACATGACGCGGCTGACCAGTGCACAAATCGAGCAGGCGCTTCAGGCCAAGGCGGGCAACATTGCATCTGCCGCCCGCGAACTGGGCGTGGCGCGCTCCACCATCTATCGCCGCATCGAGAAAAGTGCCCATCTGCGCAGCATCCTGGTTGATGCGCGTGAGGAGCTGGTAGATATCGCCGAGAGCGCGCTGCGCCGTGAGGTGCTTAGCGGCAACATCACCGCGATTATTTTTACGCTCAAAACGCTGGGCAAGGAGCGCGGGTATGTCGAGCGCTACCAGGCCGAGCATACCGGCATAGGCGGCGGGCCTGTGCGCGTGGAGGTGGTCTATAGCACGGAAACGCCGGGGATCATCAGCGGCGCCGCCATCGATGAAGCGGTAGAGGAGAGCAGCGCGTGACCGCCGTCGCCCCCGCAATCACCATCACGCTGGCCGAGCCGCACAGGGCGCAATGGCGGGTATTGCGCGAGTGCGCCCGCTACAACGTGCTGGCCTGCGGGCGGCGGTGGGGCAAAACTGCGCTGGGCGTTGAGCGGGCCTGCCGGGCGGCGCTGGACGGCTATCCGGTCGGATGGTATGCGCCGACCTACAAAGACGCCTCAGACGCCTGGCGCGAACTGAAGCGCACGCTGGCCGGCGTGACCGGCGCGAAGAACGAGACGGAGAAGAGGCTAGAGCTGATCACCGGCGGCAGCATCGACGTGTGGACGCTGATCGACCCGGACAGCTCGCGTGGCCGCAAATACGGGCGGGTCATCATCGATGAGGCGGCCAAAGTCGCCCGGCTGGAAGAGGCATGGACGCAGACTATCCGCCCGACGCTGACCGACTACCGGGGCGATGCCTGGTTTCTGAGCACGCCGAAAGGGCGCAATTACTTCTGGCGGCTGTACCAGGCTGGCGCGAGCGGAGCGAAGGGCTGGCGCTCGTGGCAGATGACGACTGCCGCCAACCCGTACATCGCTCCGGAAGAGATAGAGGATGCGCGGGTGCAGTTGCCGCAATCCGCGTTCGCTCAGGAGTACCTGGCCGCGTTCACAGAAGATGCCGGGGGCGTATTCCGGCGTGTGCGAGAGTGCGTTGATCCCATGCTGCCGCTGGCGCAGCCGGAACCGGAGCGGCGCTATTTCGGCGGGCTGGACTGGGCGCAGCAAAACGATTACACCGTGATCGCGGTCGTTGACGACACGGGGCGGGTGGTCAGCATCGACCGCTTCAATCAGGTAGCGTGGGCGGTGCAGTACGGGTGATCGCGGTCGTTGACGACACGGGGCGGGTGGTCAGCATCGACCGCTTCAATCAGGTGGCGTGGGCGGTGCAGTACGGGCGGGTTGCCGCCATGACCGGGCGCTGGGCGTTGACCAACGGCCTGGCGGAGATCAACAGCATCGGCAGCCCGAACCTGGAGCGTTTGCAGGCGGAGGGGCTGCACCAATGGCGAGCGTTTATGACCACGCAGGATAGCAAGGCGCAAATCGTGCAGGCGCTGGCGCTGGCGTTTGAGCGGGGCGAAATCCGCATTCCGGACGATCCCATCCTGATCGCCGAACTGGAGGCGTTCGAGGCTAACCGGCTGCCCAGCGGCAAATGGCATTACGCCGCGCCGGATGGGATGCACGACGATACCGTTATCGCGCTGGCGCTGGCATGGGAAGCGCGCAATAGCGGCGGCCCGGCGATGTTGTTCGAGGTGTGGGGGTGAGCCTTATGCCGGCTATCCGGTTGACGGACAACCTGAAGGGCGTGCCGATCAGCGCCATGCCTGAGGAGGCGTGGACGTATCTGGCCGGTCACGGCGCCGACACCGACCGGCGCGTGCTGGAATATTACCAGAGCGTGCCGTGGCTCTATCGTGGCGTCAATCTGCGCATGGAGACGATCAAGGCATTGCCGTACCGGATACGGGCCGGGGATGACATGGTTGCGCTGGAGGAGTTTGACCTGGCCGGCCGGCTCGGCTTCCGGGTGAACCTGCGCGCGCTGCTGGCCCAGTGGGAGGGCCATCTGGCGCTGTTCGGGGCGGCCTATGCCGACAGGCAGCGCAATCGCGTCAGAACTACTGGCCTGCGGGTGCTGCACCCGCTGACCATCCGCCCCGTTACGAACGCCGAGCAGGGCCTGACCGGTTTCAGGCGCACGGTTCAGAGCAGCGGCGACAGGCTGTATGAGGTTGACGATCTGGTGTACGTCTGGTTGCCGAACATGGAGTATGAGGTCGGGCCGGGCACGCCGCCGGCGAAGGCCGCGCTGCACGCAGCCGGGATGCTGAAGTCGATGCAGATGTTAGGCCAGGTGCGCTTTGAGAAGGGCGCGCTGAAGCCGATGTTGCTGCTGGTGCCGGACGGCACGGGTGAGGCCGACCGCGAGCGCCTGGAGTCGTGGGCGCGGCGGCTGGTTGGCGGCCTGCGCAACGCGTTTAGCGTCACGGCAGTGCGCGAAGGCGTCAAATTGGCGGAAGTGGGCAGCGATGTTGGCGACCTGGCCATGCCGGAACTGACGACGGTGCAGCGTGAGGATATCGCCACGGCGCTCGGCATCCCGCAGACGCTGCTGTTCTCGAACGCCGCCAACTACGCCACGAGCGAGAACGATTACCGCCAGTTTTACGACACGACGGTGATCCCCTCGGCGCAGCGCATGTGTGAGGCGCTGACCGAGCAACTGCTCAGCGATTACGGCCTCATCCTGGAGGAGGCGCACGAGGAGCTGGAGCTGTATCAGGACGACAAGGAAGCGGAATCATACAAACTGCTCGCCGCGCTGGAGGCGGGTACCGTCTCTCCGGATGAAGTGCGGAAGCGCCTGGACATGGACGATCTGGACGAGGCCACCCGCGCCGCTATTTATGAGCATCTGCGGGCGGTGGCCGTAGCCAAAAATCCGCAACTTGGTCTGTCCTCTCCCGCGGCGGAGGGCATTATGGCGCCGCCGGCGCGCGACGACCAGGCGCGTGATAGCGCCGCAGAAGAAGGCGGAGAAGGGGCGCGCGAGAGCGTCACGGCGGAGGCGGGTACGGCCGGCGCGGCGAGCAGTGGGAACACCAGGCGGGTCAGTGAACTGGCCGACGACCTGGATCGCTGGGAGCGTAAGGCGCTCCGGCGTTTTGAGGAGGGCAAACCGCATCGGGCGCTGGAGTTCGAGAGCGTGGCCATCCCCGATACGCTGGCGGAGGCCATTCGCGGGGCATTGGAGACGGCGCAGACGGCAGCGGACGTGCGGGCGGCGTTTATGTGGGCCGATTATCCATTAGTTCCGCGCCACGTGGCGGCAGGGTGATGGCGATTAATCGCGACGCCTACGAGCGCAAACTGGCCCGCGCGCTGGGCCGGCTGGACGCGGAAACGCGGCGCGAGTTGTTGGCGCTGCTGGGCGATCCCCCCACGCTGGACGCGCTAACGCCGCAGGTGTGGGAGGAGATCGCCCGGCGCTATGAGGGGGCGGTGATGCCGGTGCTGGAGGAGACGTTCCTGGCCGTCCTGCAGGACTGGATCGAGAGCGGCGTTGCTGTATCGTGGGATATGGCCAATGAGCGCGCGATCCAGTGGGCCGGCCAGTACACCTACGAGCTGGTCAGGGGCATGAACGCCACGGCGCAGGAACGCCTCAGCACGGCGATCCGCCATTTTTACGAGGGGCGATTAGACCTGGACGGCGTGACGCGGCGCATGAACTCGCTGTTCAGCCCGCAGCGCGCGGAGATGATCGCCATCACGGAGGTGACACGGGCGTCTGTGCAGGCAACGAACTGGTACGAACGCGAGCTAAACGAACTCGGCGTGCGCACGGAGCGAATTTGGCGCACGGCAAACGATGAGATTGTCTGTCCTATTTGCGGGCCGAACAGCTCGCGGCGCGAATCGGATGGCTGGACGGTGGCAGAGCCGCCGGCGCATCCCCGTTGCCGATGCTGGTTGACGGTGGAGCCGATCCCGATGGAGGTGGTGGCGCCATGACAATCGTCCGCGTTCGGGTTGAATCCGGCCAGACGCTGGCGGCGCTTGACCGGCTGGCGCAATTGCGCGGGGCGCAGCGCGGGCTGGCCGCCGGCGGGGCGTTGATTCTGTCGAGGCTGGCGACCTATCCCCCGCAGCGGCCTAACAGCCGTTATCGCCGTACCGGGACGCTGGGCCGCCGCTGGACGATGC